CAGGATACCTTAGAATCTTATTTTGAATAAATAATTAAAAAATCAATTTGCGAGAAAGAACTATTTACACAAAAGATTTGACAGTTTCTTTTTGTCGGTCCTAATGTTTTTAAATTAGGATTCCAAGTTTTATTAATATCAATGATTTTATTCTCAAAGTCAATATCAGTCCATTTTAAAGCAGTTAGTTCTCCAAGTCGTGCGCCAGTAAATAATCCTGCTAGAACTAAATATTTGCTAGTATAACGAGGAGTTAAACCGGTTAGGCATAATTGTACCAGCTTATTCATTTCTCCCTCATTGAGATATTCTATGGCTCTGACATTGTCTTGGTTTCCTGTGATGGTTGTGCGATTGGTAAAATTCTTAACAATTAAACCATCCTCTATTGCATTTCCTGCACAAGCTTTAACCATAATGTTAGTTTTGCGAACTGTAGCGGGGGCATGGTTTTTACCAAGCCAATTTAAATAGCTTTGATATTTAGCTCTTGAAATATCTTTTATTTTTGTTGATCCAAAATATTTTTCAAGATAATGATGATTAGTAATATATCTCTTTTGCGTTGATTTTCTGATAATCGGGAATTTAAAAGTAAGATACCAGTGTTCAAAATAGTCAGCGAACACAGGGTTCTTAACTACATCTACACCATCAATAGAAGCGGCTTCCATTTTGATGCCATATTCTTGTGCTTCAGCTTTAGTTTTAAAACCACCTTTTGATTTTTGCTTTAATACAGATTTCATAGTTTGGGACTTAGGATCCCATTCTTGAACTCTTTTGGAAAATCTTACATACCAAGTTTTACCGCGTTTCTTAATTGAAGCCATAAAAAAACTCCTATTCTAGCCGTGGTTCTGCTAAAATAGGATATAGCAATGCCACGGCATTGTTCTGTTAACCACTTCTATTGGCGTAGAGTGGTTGGTTTAATTCAAATACATTTATTTTTAGAGCTATTGGCGTAGCTCTTTCAATTACTCACTTACTGTTGGCGCAGTAGGTGAGTTTTTTAGTTTTATTTTACTGTTTTATTAATTAACTTATTTTTTTCATTAAAAATAAAATTATACTCATGTGACTTATATTTATATCTATAATCCTTTATATGATTATTCATTGCATAAAGTTCATTTATTTGATTTGGTTTACCACATTTATCTATAACTTTTGATAAACTAGCTCCTTTATCAATTTTTGAATATTCTTTTGCAATATCTTTATTTTCATCCCACTTTAAGCCACGTAATTCAGTAAGACAAGCTTCATTCTCGCTAAAAGCAATTTGAAGTTTAACCGAATCCTTTTTCCAAGTCCAAGCAGGCATATTTTTATTAGAATCATCCTTAGAAGCAGGCTTACCAAATATCTTTTCAGCTTCTTTTTTGGTAGTCCCTCTAGTTTTGCTCTTAAAAAGAGCATCACTAACTTTTACCTTTTGATAATTCTCGTAAAACTCTTCACTAGCGGTCTTTTTATGACAAGCGGTGAGTGTAAACAACAATAAAAATACACTAATTATTGCAGTTAGTTTATGTTTCATTTTTAGTCCCCATTACTTAAGATCAGTTTGAGCTTTATCAGTTAACTTATTATTGGTGAAAGTTAATACTGCATTGGCACCAGTATCACCCTTAACACCAGTAATCCATGTGGCTGCTACAGTCTTTTTACCCATGATTAATGATTCATCTAAACCATCTGGCTCACCATATTTCTTGATGACTGATTCATATGTTGAGCCATCTGCAATAGAATCAAAGGCTTTTTTGTCTAACTTAGCAGGTCTTCCAGTCCACTTGAAACCGGTAATCATCTTAGAAATAGCATGTTTATCAACGTATGCTACTGTGATGCTTACTTTGCCTTTATTCCAAGTAGCACCTGAAGTTTTAATTCCTTCAGTTTTAGAAGAGGTGGTTGAATTAGGACTACCTAATAAAGCTTTTACTTGCTTTTCAGTATCTCCACCTTTACCTTTACTCATTAAATCTCCAACCTTGATTTGGTCGAATTTACTTCTAAGTTCTTTATTCTGAGAAACAATTTTATCTGTAGAACTAGATTTTTTCTTAGAAGTTTGAGTGGATTTAGCAGAACTACTTTCATTATTAGAACTGCTACATGCGCTTAGACTTAAACCAGCTGCTACAACGGCACTGATTAGCGCCACTTTCTTTAGTTTCATAATTAGCCTCCATAAAAACAAAATGACGTAGAAACACAGCTTTTAAAGTCTTCAGTATTTGGACTATGTTTAATCCTCATTGTGATCAAACAGATTCTTAGTAGCTTTAGCCATCTTTGATGGTATACCATAAGCTGATAAGAATTGACCTGGTTCCTCAAAGTATTGTCCACGGCTACAAGCATAATCATATAGTAGATTTAAGGAATATAAGTCAGCTGATTTTTCTTCAGAGTTCTGACCAGCAAAACTACTATAATATAAGATTCCTTTATCACCTAAAATAAAATGTCCAATTTCATGACCGATGATAAAAGGCAGTTCAGATTGATTATGCCAATTTAAATTAATAACCATTAAATTATGTTTTTTTAAAGATAGAGAAGGATCGTAAGGATCAGCATGTACTAATTTATAGCCAATTCCGCAATCGAAAGCATAATTTAAAAGGTATTCAATCAAATCATTCATGCTTATCAGCTTTTCCTTCTTTAATATCAGCGTCCATTAAGCCACGGATCATATCTAAATATTTATCAGGTACGGTATAGCCGTGATACATTACTGGTTTGTCATCATCTAATGAAAATGAATCATCAGTAGGTAATGAAGGATCATCAGTTAAGCCGTTCAAATAATCAGTAGTAGTGCCTAACACCTTAGCAACTGCTTTTAAATTATCGTTGCTAGGTTTAGTTTTATTCCAATGATATATGGTTCTAGTTCCTAAACCAGCTTTATCATTAATTTCAACTAAAGATAAATGCTTTTGTTTAGCTAACTTTTTTATACGTTCAAATGCAATCATATCAATACTCCATTGATGCTGGCAAAAATTATTTTCGCATAATTAGGCATAATGTATTGCATTATTCGCAAACTTGCGTATAATAATATTTGTCAACAAGTTAAGAAACAAGTTGTAATACAAAAAGTACGATTTTAAAACGTGTTGGGGAACATCGTCAATCGCTTATTTGTTATACTCTTATATTCGCGCTTTTGCGAACATTTGTCAACAAGTTTCGCAACAAGTTGAACAACAAAAAAACAAGAGGTGAAAAGAATGCCTGCAGAAGAACAATTAGAAGTTGCAAAGCAAAATGTTGAAAGAAACATCAAGAAAGCCTTATTTGACAAAAATATGACCCAAGTACAGTTAGCAAAGCTAATTGGCGAAAGCCGTCAAAATGTCAATAAAGCTATTAAGGGTGGAACTCTTCCACGAGATGTTGAAATTCGCAAACGAATTTACAAAGTTCTAGGAATGGAATAGAAAGGAAGAACTATGGAAGCTTTAAAAGTTTTAGGAACCGAGAAAATCGGCAAAATCGAATTCACTGGAATTGAAGGTGGATTCGGTGAAGGTAAGAAAGCAATGTTGGTTAGAGATGTTGCAATTGCTCATAACCGTCCGTTATTTAAATTGAACCAATTAATTGAAAACAATAGAAGTCGATTTAAAGACGGAATTGACATCATTGATCTTCTAAATACTTCAGAAGTATTTAGAAATTTTGCAAAAGAAAATGGCTTGATTGGCAGTAATCGAACACAACATGTTTATCTCTTATCAGAACGTGGATACGCGAAGCTTTTGAAAATCATGGACGATGACAAAGCGTGGGATATCTACGATGAATTAGTAGATAACTACTTCAACATGAGAGTAGCAATTAAAGAAAATAAGCCATCTCTTGTTACTCAAGAGCGCTTAGCAATTATGAAAAATAATTCAGCTACTCGCAGAGCAAACATACTTTACAAGATTGCAATGGCTACTGATTCAAATAGTTCTAAACAGCAATTATTAGCGAGAGCCGCTAAAGAAATTACTGGTGAAATGACTATTCCAATCATGGAAGAGAAAGAGTATTCCGCCACTGATATTGCTAAGAAGCTTGGAACCACTGCAACGATGGTAGGAAGAACTGCTAACCGGTTAGGTCTGAAAGCTGACCAACCTGGACAGAATGAGTATGGCCGCTGGACAAATAGTAAGTCACGCTATTCAGATAAAGAAGTTCCTCAATGGCTCTACACAGAAGCTGGGTACAAAGCAATTAAGAAAGAGGTCAAAAAATAAAAATGGTTGAATACGAAAATGTTAAAGATGCATTAAAACAACTCGTTCGATTAAATGAACCGGGTACTACTTTTGGCAAAGTCTCTACCATCGTAGATAACGGAATTAAAACAGATAAAAGAGAATTTACAATTAAAGATCTTCAAGAATCAAATTATGAACTTTTAGCTAATGTATGTGACCTACTTGGTATGAGCGATATTTATCTTGAGAGTTAACAGACAGTAATCAAGAAATAGGAATGGAGTGATCAACATGGTTAAACAAAAAAAGCCATCAAATGATGACATAGATGAAAAAGTTAAACAGTTTGATCGAAAAGTAATTGGTGATTACCTAATTCCATTTGTTGTTAGTTTAGTTACCACATTACTCACTTTGGCAGCATTGTATGCAAGATAAATGGAATTAGTTGAGTTGTTAAGAGGGTAGTTATAACTGAAACAATTATAGGCACTAGAACACTTCTAAAAAGAAATTTTCTAAATTGTTCATGTCGTTCTTGAAAATAATGCTCACCTTCCGGTGATAGAGAATAATTAAAATCAACCATATTAGTTATGTGATTCTTAACTTTATTTACTGGATAAATTTGAACTAATCCTTTATCTACAAGATCTTTGATCAAATAAGGGTCTTTAGTAATTATAGGATCATTATGATTTATCGACTTATATTTGGCTAACTTCTTTAAAAGAACACGTTCAGCGCGTATGGTTTCAATCATATTAATGCCTTCTTTCTCAAAATTAATTTTATCAAATGTTGGGAGTGATAAAAGTGCAACTTGCAATTGAAGATTCTTCATTAGAACAAGTACTTGATTCTTTGATGAAGAAACGTGGCTATGTTCCTGAAGAACAAATAGTAGGAAGAACAATCAGTATTGATGAATTTGCTAAGAAATACGCTAAGCCACATGGTTCAGCATGGGTAAAAAGAAATATTCTTTATCCATTTCAACCGGATTGGTGTAGCGACATTCATCCAGGCAGAGGTGGCAAAATGACTATCTTTGAGTATCCAGCTGCCGTTTGGATGAATGAGCATAGAAAGGAAATTGATTGGAATGCAAAATAAGAATTTTTATAGAGAATTCAATAAGCCAGTTCGCCAAAACAATCCAGATGATAAATTTTTAAACATTTTTATCGGAGTAACAATCCTAGCTTTAAGCCTTTTATCTTATGGCTTTTGGGATGCTATCTTTCAATGGATTTCTTAAAGGAGTAAGAAATGAAGTTAAGTAAGAAAACACAAGAAAAGTTATGGGCTACCACTGAATGTATCAGTGATGGCAAAAAGAAAAAGCCTAGTCGTTGGCGCGACTAGTAGAAAGAGTAATGAAGATGAACGTATTTGAACTAAACGCCACTATTAAAGCAGTACAAGAAAAAGACTTAGATCCAGAAACTTTAGCAGATACACTAGAAAGTCTTGAACTTCCTAGAAATGAAAAGTTAGATAACGTGGCTACTTGGATTGAAAACAATCAAATGAAGCTTAACTGGCTAAAAGACAAAAAACGCCAACTTTCAGATGTTGAATCTTCAATCAAGAATCAAACTGATAGGCTTCAAGAATTTTTAACCACCGCTATTGATGATAGTGGCCAAAAAGAAATTCGAACTAAAAATCATATTCTTAAGCCACGCAATTACAAAGATGCTGTAGTTGTTGAAGATACCCGAAAGTTACCGATTGATTACATCGTTACATCAGAAGTGGTGAAGCCAAACAAAAAGCTCATTTACGATGATCTTAAAAAGGGCAAGTCAATTGCAGGTGCCCACCTTAAGCAAAATAGAAAGACGGTGATCAAGTAATGATTAAAGCGGAAATTGATATTACGGAACAAGTAAAAGGCTTTATGAAATTTGCTGAACAAAATGACTTCTATCATGCTTCAGACGAAATTATGCTCATTTGTAGAGAAGCCAATATGAAACCTAGAGAGACACTTAAGCAAATCAAAACAAATGCTAGGTTACATAACTATGACGCTTGTTATAACATGGCTGATAAAATTCTTAACGCACTTGATGAGGAACGTGACAGATATAAGCGTAAATCTGAAGTGATCGAAAATGCTGTCGAAGATATCAAGATTGGGCTTAATGAAATTAGTCATTCTGGTGATCCAGTTTGGATTAAAAATTTTATTGAGGCTATCAAGCTAGATTTAAAAGAAATTGAGAGTGTCCTATGAGAATCAGTTTAAAAGGATTGTCTGATATTAAGCTAATTAAATTATTTGATCGTGCGGCTAAAGCTGATGATCGACATTTAGCCAAAACAATAGTTTACAAATTAGCTTACAGACATCATGAAAGTTTTGAAGCTCAATTACGTTATTTAGGCCAAAGAGCTGTTAAAAAAGAAAATTATTCAAGCTTCAATATGGTGGCGAAATTGTGGAAGGATCGTGAATAATATTGAATGAATCTGAAACATGGACAGATATACCAGGGTATGAGGGATTATATCGAATAAGTACATCTGGGCAAGTATACAGTTATCCAAGAAGAGGAAACTTTGGCCGAGAACATCATTTGAAATTCAGAATTGATAAAGGTGGATATTTAAGAGTTTTATTATCCAAAAATAATAAATCTAAAGAATTGCTTGTTCATCGATTGGTTGCACAAACATTTTTACCTAATCCTGATAATTTGCCCGAAGTTAACCACAAAGATGAGAATCCGAAAAACAACGATATTTCAAATTTAGAATGGTGTACTTCTAAATACAATAGCAATTACGGGACTAGAAATGAAAGAATGGCTAAAACTTTAACAAATGGGCCATGTTCTAAGAAGGTAGCACAATATTCACTTGACGATAATTTAATTAAAATTTGGCCTTCCACTATGGAATGCAGCCGAAACGGTTTTGATTTTAGAAATGTATCAGCTTGTTGTAGGGGAGAAAGACCTAAAGCGTATGGCTATAAATGGTCTTATCTCAATGAAGAAGGTGATGAAATTTGTTCGAACTAAGACCTTATCAAAAAGAAACCATTAAAAAAGTCCTTATTTCTATGAAACATGGCAATCGTTGCATTATAGTTCAACAACCGCCCTCGTACAGGGAAAACAGTGATTTTTTCTGAAATTGCTAGAAGAACTACGCTTAAGAAAAATCGTGTTCTTTTCTTAGTTCATAGAAAAGAAATATTAGATCAAACTATAACTACCTTCAAAAAGCAAAAAGTAGATTTAAATTTAACAACTTTAGGAATGGTTCAAACTTTAACTAGACATATTGAAAATATACCAGAACCTAGGTTAATTATTGTAGATGAAGGTCATAGAGCCTTAGCCAAGAGCTATCAAAGAATCTTAAAGCAATTTCCTAAAGCTATAGTTTTACTTTTCACAGCAACACCACATAGAACAGGGCGAACACAATTAGACCAAATTGCAGATGATATTATCGTTGGTCAGTCAATCCATGAACTAACTGATAAAGGATTTCTTGCACCATTTAGATATTTTCAGCCGCCTAATGACTTTGATAAAAATCTATTAAAGCGTGGTAGTACTGGTGATTACACCAATAAGTCCATGCAAGAAGCAATGTCTAGCAAGATTTATGGTCACATTGTTAAACAGTATAAACGTATTGCCGATGGGATGCAGTCGGTGGTGTACACGTATTCCGTTAAATCAGCACATTACATAGCAGCTGAATTTAATGATGCAGGAATTTCAGCACGTTCAGTTGATGGGACAACACCACAAGACATACGAGATTCAATTGTTGATATGTTCAGAAATCAGAAATTAAAGATTTTGGTTAATGTGAACCTGTTCACTGAAGGTGTAGATCTGCCAAACGTTGATTGCGTAATCATGGCAAGACCAACAGCATCACTTGCCTTATATCTGCAGTTTTCAATGAGGTGCCTTAATCCTAGACCTGGAAAAACAGCCATCATTATTGATCATGCTAATAATTTTAAAACGTTTGGTTATCCTGATGATGATCGCGACTGGAAACAAGCCATCAAATCAGGCAAGCAGAAAAGCAAAACTTTATTGACTGATCCAGGGCTTTCAATTGTTACTTGTGATTATTGTTTTGCAGTGGTGAAAGCAAGTGAAGTTAAAGACGGTAAATGTCCAATATGTGGCAAACCAATCAAAGTTCATAAAGCTAAACCGGTAAGTGATGTTGATTTAGTTGAAGCAACTAAAGCTAGAAAGCAATTAATTAAAAAGATATTACACGATAACGTTTATCAGAATGTAATTAATAAAAAGGTTGGGGAATTGCACACCATGGCTGAACTTCAAGCTTATGCAAAAATACATGGGTATAAGCCAGGATGGGCATTCTTTCAAGCAAAGAGAAAAGGAATATTAAAAAAATGAAAGTAAAGATTTTATCTCGCATGGGTGAAGATAACCCCGAAGTTTTTGAAAATCAAATTAATGCATTTATTAAAGATAAAGAAGTAATAGACATTAAATATCAAACTGCTCTTGCTATTGCAGCAAGTGATCAAATGGGATCAACAGGGGAATTTGATGAAAATGTATTAATTATGTACGAGGAGAAAACAAATGATTAATTTACCTAAAGATGAAAAATTGAAGCCTAAAACCCAACCCCATAACTTCTTTATTTATGGGAAAACTATGTCAGGAAAATCTTATTTTGCGAGTTTCTTTCCACACCCATTAGTTCTAAACACTGATGGTAATAGTGAGCAGGGTTCAGCTCCATCAATTCAGATTAGAAACATTCGTGATACTAATGGTGGGTTAAAGCAATCAGTCATTAGCCAGCTTGATGATATTATTGTGGCTCTGCAAACCCAACAGCACACCTATCAAACAATCATCATTGATGTAATTGAAGACATCTGTGTAATGATGGAACAAGCAATCGCCTTAGAACATGGTGTGAAAACTATTGGTGATATTGAGTGGGGCAAAGGTTATGGAGAACTAAACGTAGTACTTCAAACATTTGTAATGAATTTGAAGGCTCTACCAATGAATGTAATTTTTATCAGTCGTGAAATTGATGTGATCGACGATAATTCAAACGTAACTGAATCAAAACCAGCTTTGAAAGATAAGTATTACAACATTGTCAACGGAAACTGTGATTTAGTAATTAGAACTCAGAAACTAGGACCTAATAGCTACTATCGCAGTGTGATTGATCGAAGAAGTGCATACGAACCCGAAAACGTAACTAATAAGCGAGTTTTACAGTTGCTTGAATCGTGCCACGGCATGTTCCCACCTAAGCCGCAAACTAAGAATGTAGAAAAGAAGGAGACTAAATAATTATGAGTATGACAGACATTTTAAAGAATTTAAACAACGGTGATTTTGACCCAAACAAGGGAAAGGTTGAAGAAAACAACGCTATTCCTGATGGAACTTATAACGTTTCAATGAGTTCAGTAACTCATGGAGTTTGGAAAAACTCAAATACAGATTATATCCGTTTTGATATGACCATTCTTGATGGCAAAGAAGCTGGACGAATTGAATTTATTACACCAACTCTTGCGCAGAAAACTTCTAAAGGTAAGCCAATGCCTGATTTTGTTTTAAGCCGCTCAATTCAGACAATTAAGATTATTGGAGCGATGGTTGGTTATGCTGTGCCAGATGATCCATTCATTACTGCAATGACTAATGAAACTGAAGCTTATGAAGAACTAAAAAATGGTTTTCTTCCTTACGTTGGTAAGACTCTTCAATTAACGATTAAGAGCAGTCCTAACAAGAAAGATCCAGATAGACCATACCGTAATTATGATTTTGCTAAGTTAGAACAACCTAAGATTGCGGCGGTTGATGCTAAAGATGATCCATTTGCAGCTGCTAAGGATCCTGAAGAAATTACTGATAAAGATCTTCCATTCGATTAAAAGAAAGAGTTTAAAAAATGAATATTGAAAATCGGCCACACTCTAAAATCTTTGTAAGCATGGGAATGGAAATCATTCAAATTTATGTAGAAGAAACTGTAGATATAATTGAACGTCAATTAAAGAGTTCAAACCAATTAGATTTTTTAACTTTCAATGTTGCAATGCTACGTGTTAATCAAGATTTTAGATGGACACCAAATTGTAATCAGGAAATTACTTATGTTGAATGGCATATAAGAAAGAACCAGGTAAGAGGTTTTCTAAAAAGATTAAGTCCTAAAAAAGCAGCTCATTTAAATGCTGAAGGTTGGTATGAAGGAGAATAAATCATGAATATTAAATATCCAAGAACTGAAATTATGGTTGTACTGGGTTCAAAAGTTTATCCATTGTATGTAACTGAACCTACAGAATCAGTTAGAACTATTTTAAGTAATACTACTAGAGAAAGTTTACTAACTTTTGAAACTGCAATTAAAGATAACCATGGGAAAGGCTTGTGGTATCCAGGCTGTGGTGAAAATCCATTTTGGACTAATTGGACAGTTAAGAAAAGTGCAATTAAATCTTTTCTAAATTTACCAGAACCTAAAGTAAATATTGATTATGGTTACAATGCGGAGGATTTTTAAACTATGCATCCAAATTTAGTAAATTACGCGCTTAACTATGCTAGTCACGGGTTTTCAGTAATTCCGATTGGCACAGATAAGCGCCCGTTAATCAAGTTTGCGGATAAGCCGCCCTTGACGGGCGATGAAATCAAAAGAATATGGCAAAAATATCCGACCGCGAATATCGCTTTGAAAACTGATAAATTCTTTGTGATCGATGTTGACCGGCATGAAGGCGATGGCATGGAGTCAATCAAAGCTTTAAATCACAATGAATGGTTTAAAGATACGCTCACGGAGCGCACCGCACATAATGGATTTCACTTTTTCTTTACTAAGCCTAAAGATGTAGCAGTTCAACAAAGCATCGGTTTTTTACCTAATGTGGACTTGAAAGCCCATAAAAATAATTATGTTGTTGTTGCTCCATCGGTGCTAGGTGATAAATCTTATCAATGGCTTAACAGTGAGCCGATGAAAGAACCGCCTAAAGAATTACTTGAATTAATTCTTGAAAAGCAAAAAGAAACCATACCTGTTGATGATGATTTAAAGGGTGCTTATGTCGCTAAAGATAAAACAGCTACAGCGCAGTTGTTTGAAAAGATTGTAGATGGTTTAGGTGAAACTGGTGGAAGAAACAACGCTTTAGCCAGTTTTATGGGCGGCTTATTATTTCGCGGTGTCGATCCTAACAAAGCTTATCAACTTGCAATTATTGCAAACAGCAATACTAAAGACAAGCTAAGCGATGATGAAGTTTATAAGACATGTGAAAGCATGCTAGACAAAGAAATGAGGCGAAGAAATTTAAGTGAGTAAGTTAAAAACGCTAGACTCAGAAAAAGTCAAAAAGATTAAAGCGGACAATAAAAAACCTAAATTGAATTTTGACTTAACTGATAAAGAAGCAATCAAAACCACCAGTACTAAAAACGTTGCACTGATTTTACAACATGATCTTAATTTAAAAGGAATTCTTAGATTTAATCGTTTTACTGATGAAATTGATGTAGTTAAAGACGTAACCCTTGATTTAACTAAACAAGGTATTCCAAAAATTATTTTAAAAAAAGGCCAGCTTAACGATGGTGTTGTAAACGATATTGTTCTTTATATTTCGGTTAGCCCTGAATATAAAACAACTTTTAAGCCTAATTTAGTTAGTCAAGTAATTGATTCGGTAGCACGGGCTAACTCATATAATCCAGTAATTGATTATTTTGAAAAATGTTTAGCTAAATGGGACAAGAAGCCACGGCTTGATGATTTTTTACAAAAATATTTAGGCGCTGATGAATCTGAAGCTACAAAATTAACAGTAAGGTTATGGTTTATGGGTGCTGTGGCTAAAGGCTACAATCCGCTAACTAAATTTGATTATGTTCTTGATCTTGTTGGTGGTCAGGGGATTGGTAAAACAACACTTTTACGAGAAATTGCGCCTTGTGGTTTTTATACAGACCAATTTAATTCATTCACTGATAAAGATGATAAAGCAGAACTAAAAAATGCCCTGATCGTTAACGATGATGAAATGACTGCATCAAACCGCTCAAGCTTTGAAGTGGTTAAAAAATTCATTACTGAACAAGTTTTTAGATACCGTCCTTCATATGGTAAGTACATCATGACTTTTAATAAAGGTTTTGTAATGGCTCGTACTACTAATGAAGTACAGCACTTAAAAGACAAATCTGGTGACAGACGATTTCTTTCAATCAAATGCGACGAAAAACGTCAAAGAGTGCATCCTGTTGAAGGATTGAAAAAAGAAGAAATTGATCAAGTTTGGGGTGAAGCTGTTTATCTATGGAAACACACTAAAGATCCATTCAAGCTTTCACCTAAACAAGAAGCTATCTTAGCAGACAACCGACAACAGTTCTTAGCTACTTCTGAAGTTGAAGATGAAATTAAAGTTTTACTTGATGGGCAATTCAAAGATAGAAAATTTATTTCTAATCAAGAAATGCGTCAAGCTTTATTAATCGGACTTGGTAGAGAAGTCAAAAGCAAAGACATCAAAACTATGCGCTATGTAATGAGTCACATGGGATTTGAAGTTGGTGCAAGTGGTTATGACCCAATTTCTAAAAAATCTTCAAGAGGATTCAAAAAAATGTGATGTTTGTGATGAAAGTGTGATGCCCTTCAGCCTTACTCTCTCTAAGAGTTATATAAAATACATCACATATCACAGTAATAAATAAAATAAGTAAATAACTATTAATAATATATATAGTACCCGTGTATTATTAATAGTTTGAAAAAAAGCGTGATGAGTGTGAGAATTTCTGAAAACGTTGATATATCAATGATTATTAACATCACGATGACATCACATTCATCACGGTATGGAGGTAAAAATGTTAATTAAAAATCCAAATGAACTTTTCAAAAGCGGTGATGATAATCGTTCACGATATCTTTATGTTTATCATGATGGCCCACAATTAGAGTCATTAGAAGATTGGCTAGATAAATATAAAGGATCAATAATTAATAATCTTGAAGTTCAACCATACACTTTTAAATATAAAAATGAAGATGGTGAATATAGGGAATCTATGGTATCAAAAGTTGTTTTGGATGTTTCTATTCCAGATAAATATTTTTATGATGTTGTTGATGAACCGGAAGATTATTTAAAGGAATATTAAACGATGAAACGCAGAATTAGAAAGAAAAAATTAACACTTGAAATCTATCACATTAATCAAGCTATCATTAAAAATGCTTATTTAAAAGATAAGTATAAGAATGATTCTGGTGTTAATGGATTAGTTGCTAAATTTGCCCTTCCCGTTGCTGATGCAAATCTTAAATTTAAACAACGGTTGTTAACTAATAAATTGAAACGAGGTGATTATTAATGGCTAATAAAGTTGACGAATTATTAACTCAATTTGACAGAACTGAAACATCGAATCCGTTTAAATTCTACACCGATAAACTAGCAGCTACCTTACAAGAAAAAAATCAAGCTTATGGTGATTCATTCACTAAATCGGTTGACAAATTCGGTAAAACTGTAATTGCGGTGCGGCTATCTGATAAATTTAACCGTATTTGTAATCTAATCAAGCGTGGTGAACTCAAGGAAAACGATGAATCACTTGAAGATACGCTTTTAGATATGGCTGGTTATGCTATCCTTGGACTGAAATATTTAAAGGAACATAAAAATGAATAAAGTAGATTTTAAAAATTATTGGTACGAATTTGAATGTGTTAATTGTCATAAGCACTTTAGAACACTTCAAAAAGATGCTGATGAAGTTATTCAGTGCCCATTTTGTAAAGTAATTCCTTGGGGCTTTACGGTTAGTGGAACTAATAAGGAGTATGAAAATGACTAAGGCAACTTTAGGTTATCATTGTGAACAATGTGGTTTAAATTTTAAAATTGATGACTTGTTTAAAAATAAATTTTGTCCTAGATGTGGTTCTGATTGTGTTTTAAAAACTTATGTATTTTTAGATATTGATGGGAACGTTTTTAATGATGATTAAGTGGTAAGAAGCTAGGCAAAAAGATGAATAACCGAGAAAAAATTAAAGTTGAATATTATACAGTTGATGGTAAAACTCATAATTTTGAAATATCACTTATTAAGACTTCAACTGAAGAATCTAAAAATAATCAAGTAATGCTAGAAATTTTCAATCATGCCATTAAAACATTTAATTGGCAACCTATTAATGAAAGAAAGGATATTTAAGCAATGCACGGTAAAGTTATTCAATTTAAAGCAGATATTGATAATTTTAAGGTAAAAGATGGTGTAGTTACTATTCAATTAGCTGCAGATACAGCGGATATTGTATTGGACAAATTAAATGAAATTTCATCCGGCCCATTAATGGTTAACTTAGAAGCTAGTCAAACTGAACTGCTACCCTAGGAGGCTAAGAATGCTAATAGTTAGTTGGTGGTTTATTGTTTTGATCGTAAATTGCTTGTTTTACGATTTAATTAAGAATGCTAAAGAAGATTTAACACAAAGCTGGTTAAGTGTTGGTTTAACAATTATTGATTTTACTTTGATTCTAGTTTTATTTATGAGAGGTATTTAAATGAAATTATTACGTTACGAAGATCCAAAAACTTTTATTCATACTTATGGTATGGCAGATAATCCATTTTTTAAGAATAAGAACTTACGCTATGTTTTTGTAGTTAAAGAAAATGCTAGTTTACAAGATCTTAAAGACAAGGAACATGACATTAAGCATTTAAATCTTACTTATGATCGTGTGGTGATGTAAATGGCTACATCGGAGCACGAGACGCAAAAGCAGATAATGGTGGCTTTGTCTCAACACAAATGTTCTGTATTTCGTACAAATGTTGGTAAAGTTCAAACTATTGATCATCGCTGGTTTGATACTGGTTTACCTCAAGGATTCCCCGATTTAATGGGCTATCGCTGGGTAGATAATCAATTTTTCTGTATTGAGGTTAAATCTAAGACTGGTAAATCTCGACCTGATCAAATTCGTTTTCATGAATTTCTTCAGTCTCACAACGTAATTCATGGAATCGCACGCAATGTTAGTGATGCACTAATGATAGTAGACGGAGGTTTGTGTGGTTTTGGTTATGACTAAATATCAAAAATCTTTAATGCTGCTAAATAAAATTGAATCTAAATACGGCTCTATCGTTAATTGCCCTGAAGATGATCCAGATTATTTAAAAATTCGTGAAATATATCCTTCAAATGAGCATGCGGACTTAGCTAATATTTATAAAAACAAAATTTATAAATTAGCGCATGAAGGCTATTCTGTCACCGAAATTATTAATCAAATACCTGGTGACAATAACCGGATCATAAACTTTATAAAGAATAATGGGATTCGATTGAAAACGGTTTTCAAATATCGGATTGCTTCGCCAACGGGTGATACGTATTACATTACTAACTTGCGCCAATTTGTAAGTTCACATTTTATGTATGCACCCTTTAAAGGCAGTCGAATAGAATTTTTAAAATCTAGAAAGTATAAGGTTTATCAAGGTAAATATCATTGGTGCTTTATCCGCAACGGTTGCTATTATTTGCCGCCTTACCTAGATAAACCGGTTATACGAACTGGTATTGATTCCTATATTTACGAGGAGGACTATTAATGGAATTACTAGTAGATAGTTATACTTACGATTTATTTGTTAAGTGGTGTAAAGATAAGGGTATTCCAGTTTCTGTTGCTGGAACCGAGGCACTAAGAAAATTTATGGAGTGATTATGTGGAGTTAGTACCTAAAATTGATGCTGTTAAAACGTATGATAATGTAAGTAACTTTTTCAAAGACGATTTAGAAAAAATTGTTCTTATGAGTGGTAGCAGAATGGTTGATCTATCATCACCTAGTTTTGAAGAAAACTATGGCTCAAGTGAGGCAAACGGTATTGAAACTAAATTAATCAATGGGCTGGACGCACAAAATATTGTTAAATCAGTTCACGATGCTTTATATCATGGTGTAGATCCAGTGTCACAAAAAATATTAATAGGGTTATATATCAATCATCAAAGATGGGTAGATATTCAACCTCTGGTATATAGAGAACACACTTCATTTGCAACTTACAGAAAAAGAGCATTACTTACTTTCGCTTATTCTTTTGAGGGATGGCAAATAAAGAATCATTGTGACAAAGTTATAAGATTACTAGCGTACGAATAACGTATAACGTACGGATAAAGTACGGAATACGTACGCTAAACGTATTCATTACACGTTAATATAGTATTGTCGAAAAATTAAGAAATACTTCTTAAGACAAAACAACAAGGCTGATCTCGTGTGGTTATCGTTCTTGTTTGACGTTGGCAAGCGTCATTAAATAAATTGCACCTTCGTTTTAAATATTCAGTGGCGCACATGAAAACTCAAGTGAGTAAAAAGACACGTCCGACTTTTAGTTGCGGTGGTGCTGGTGTAAGTCCAGCCTTGTGCATAGCTTGCGAAGACCCTCCCGTTTTTAACGGTACTGAGGCGAGCGAGCAGAGCGAAAACATTGTTTAGGTGTGCAGCATTGCACACCGTTCTAGGCTCATATGTTAATGGCAAACGGCTTGACTCCAAATCAAGTTATCTGGGTTCGATTCCTAGTGAGCCTGTTTAATTCTTAATACGGATTAAGAAACCTAGTAGTTTAATTAGAAAAAACATGACTCTCGAAAGTCAGCAATGATGGTGCAAGTCCATCCTAGGTTTTAATATTTTTAAGTCAGCAAAGCTGGCTTTTTTATTTACTCTAAAGGCGGTGGTGATATGATTTGACTCCTAAACAAAAGAAATTCTGTGATGAATATATAAAATCTGGTAATGCTAAACAATCTGCAATTAAAGCTGGATATTCACCTAAAACTGCAAAATCAATTGGTCAAGAAAACCTGACTAAACCTGACCTAAAAGCTTATATTGATGAGCGTCTTAAAGAGTTGTCAGATCATAAAATTTTGAGCGCCGCTGAGGTTTTAGAATATTTGAGTAGAGTTGTAGCAGGTAAAGAAACAGAGTATGTGACAACATCCAAGGGCATTTTTCCTGATGTTCCTGTATCTGCTAAAGATAGAATTTCTGCAGCTAAAGAGTTGCTTAAACGTTATCCAACAACTGATCCTATGGAGAAGCAGAAACTTAAAAAGCTTACTGCAGATACTCGTATATCTGAAGCTAGAGCAGATGTTGCAGAACGTTTAGGCAGTGAAGGCGATGATAAGCTTGATGAACTTATGAATAAGTTGATAAGTGCAAGTGAAAAGCCAAAAGGCCAAACATGATATAATTATTATGAAAATAAAAAAGCCCTAGCGGTGCTGGTGACACCCTAGAGCTAGGTAATCATAGAAAGGTATGATCACATGAATAATAATATAGAAGTTTGGAAAGATGTTCAAGGCTATGAGGGACTTTATCAGGTATCAAATCTTGGAAGAGTTAAGAGCTTGACCAAGAATGTTATGATGAAACAGCATTTAGGAAGAAATGGTTATTATCAATTAAATCTTTTTAAAGACCATAAACATCATCCTTGTGATGTGCATAAACTAGTTGCAAAATCATTTATTCCAAATCCTAAAAATCTTAGTTGTATAAATCATTTGGATGAAACTAAAACAAATAATAATGTTAATAATCTTGAATGGTGTAGCAAGTCATATAACAATTCTTATAATGAGAGAGCCATTAAGATTGGTATTAAGCAAAGAAATGGAAATACAGCTAGAAAGGTCGCTCAATATACACTTGATGGTAAATTTATTAAAGAATGGCCTTCAACAATGGAATGTCAAAGACATGGTTTTATATCTACTGCTGTTTGTGCTTGCTGTAATGGTAGACGCAAAACACATAAAGGTTACATATGGAAATATGTTGAATAAAATATGGCATTAAACGATTTATTTACAAAGAAACAACAAAAGGTACTTCAATCTTATTTGAATGATGATTGGAAGTATCTTTTTTTGATTGGTGCGGTTCGATCAGGTAAAACATATATTTCAAATTGGATGTTGTTACTTGAACTAAAACGGGTCGCAAAGTTAGCAAAGAAAAACAATATTAAAAGACCAATTTATATATTAGCCGGATATTCTAGTAACTCGATTTATACAAACATCATTGCTTCAATTGAGAATGAATTTGGTATTAGCATCCCTGTTGATAGGCATGGTCACTATTCATTATTTGGAGTTGAAATAGTTCCGGCTTATACCGGTTCAATCCGTGGTATTGGTTCTATTCGTGGTGCTACTGCTTATGGCGCTTTGATTGATGAAGCAACTTTAGCAGATCAAGGGGTATTTCAAGAAATAATCAACCGTTGTTCTGTTGAAGGAGCAAGAATCCTAATAACCAGTAATCCGGATAGTCCTACAAATTTTATTAAAACGGATTACTTGGATAATAAAGATCCTAAAGCACGTATCAAAGTCTTCAATTTTACAATCTTTGATAACACTTTTTTATCCAAAGATTATGTTGATTCTTTAGTAGCTGCTACACCTTCTGGGATGTATACAGATCGAATGATCTATGGCAAGTGGGTGAGTGCTGAAGGACAAATATTTAGTGACTTCAATATTGAGACCATGACTGTTACAACTGATCAGTTACCAGAAATGACTAAATATTATGCATCAATTGATTGGGGATTTGGTAAAGGACATAAGGGAGTTATTCAATTGTTTGGTGATGATGACAAAGGCACATCCTATTTGATTAAGGAATGGGCACATGAGCATAGATTCATTGATTACTGGATAGATATTGCCAAAGAGATTAAACAAAAATATGGCAACATCGTCTTTTGGGCTGATTCAGCTCGTGTTGATTACGTAAATCAGATGCAAGCTAATGAAATCAATTGTATTAATGCTAATAAAAATGTATTGAGTGGCTTAGAGTTTGTAGATAGTTATTTCAAACAAGGAAAATTAATTATTAACAAAGATGAAGCACCTAACTTGCTAGACACTATTTTTAATTATGTTTGGGACGATAAAAAGGAAGCCCCAATTAAAAAAGATGATGATAGTGAGGACTGCTTAAGGTATGGAATTTATTCAGAACACTATAAAGGAGGAGGTTACATCCCTTGGAATTAAAACAAATGCAAGAACTGATCAAAAATACCAGCACACAACGTGCTGGCTTTTTAAATCGTTATGAAAATGCATTGAAATATTATAGAAATGAAACTGACATTACAAGTAGAAATGATGGTAAGGCTAAGTTAAATAAGGATGGCAAGGATGATCCATTGCGTCATGCTGATAACCGTGTACCATCAAACTTCTACCAGTTGTTGATAGATCAAGAAGCAGGATATGTGGCTACTGTTCCTCCTCAAATTGATGTAGGCAATGAAAAATATAATGAAGATATTGCTGAAGTTTTAGGTGATGATTTTGCCTTAACTGTAAGTAACTTAGTAATTGATGCAAGTAATGCAGGCGTTGCATGGCTTCATTATTGGATTGATAAGGATAATAACTTCAGATATGCAATTATTCCACCTAATCAAATAACACCAATTTATTCAACTACTTTGGATAATAAGTTATTAGGTGTATTGAGATCATATAAGCAGTTAGATCCTGATACTGGTAAATTATTTACGGTTCATGAATATTGGAATGATAAAGAAGCTACTTTCTTTAAGCAACCAACGTCAAACCTTGATAGCCTTGAACCTTATAATAATATTACTAGTTATGATATGAGTGCCGGTTATGAAACTGGTGTAAGCAATGTATTAAAACACGGCTTGGATCGTGTCCCATTTATTGCGTTCCCCAAAAATAAATTAAAGCTATCAGAGCTTAAGAAATGTAAGGGTCTTATTGATGCTTATGATGATATTTATAATGGCTTTCTGAATGATATTGATGATATTCAGCAGGTAGTGCTGGTTCTGAAGAACTACGGTGGCACATCACTTGATAAGTTCATGCATGATCTAAAGGAAAATAAGGCCGTTAAGTTTAACAATGCAGGAAATGGTGATCAATCTGGTATTGATACACTGCAGATTGATATTCCGGTTGAAGCTAGAAACTCGGTGTTACAGACCACTAAAGAAAATATCTTTCTTTATGGCCAAGGCATTGATCCTGCTAACTTTAAGAATAGTAATGCTAGTGGTGTAGCAATTAAAATGCTGTATTCTCATTTGGAATTAAAAGCAGGAATTACAGAATCAAACTTTAGACGTGGCATTAGTCAGCTTGTGAGAGCTATTATGAATCACTTAGGTATCAGGGATGCTGAAAGCCTCAAGATCTCTCAAATTTGGACTAGAACTCAGGTACAAGATGATTTAGCTAAGGCTCAGGAAGTTGCCGCTGTTGCTAATTATTCAAGTAAAGAAGCAATTGCTAAAGCAAGTCCGATTGTTGATGATTGGCAACAAGAACTTAAATATCAAAAAAATGATATTCAAAATAGTGACGGTTTTAGAGCGTCTCAGAGCTTTAATGATTCTGAAGATGAAGATTACTCTGATGATAATAAAACCGCTTCTGATAAATCGGAGAAGGCAAATAAGAAGACTAGTGATTAATTATGAACTCACAAGAATACTGGAAGGAACGTGCTCTCTTAGCTAAGCAAAAAGAGATGGCTTCTAATGCTGAATATGAAGTTGCTATGCGGTCTCGTCTTAAGGATCTCGAAAATGAATTTATTAAAGAATCCAAGAAATGGGTAACTAAATATGCTAAAGAAAATAATCAGTCACTTAGGCAAGCGGCTGATTATTTAAATTCTATTGATACTTCTAAATTTGATATGACTTTGGCAGAGTTTGAAGCTAAGGCTCGTGCTGGTGGCTTTGAAAAAGAATTAAACTCTGCTTACTATAAAACTAGAATTGCTAGACTTCAGGAATTGTACAGACAATATCAAGAATTAGCCGCTAGATTTGCTGATAATGAAGAGAATACCATGGCTATTGGTTTAGCCAAACGGTATGAAGATACTTACTTATTAGAAAATTACAACAAATATTTAGTAGTAGGTGGCTTAGATGTTAACTTTGCTCACTTTAATGAACAAGAGTTAAAGGATATCGTTTATCAACCTTGGGAGGGTAGCAATTTTAGTAAGAGAATTTGGAACAACTACACCAAAGTTATGCCTGAAGTGCTGACTGATACAATGTTTAGATCAACTGCTTTAGGGTATTCTTACAATCGTATTGAACGAATGCTAAGAGATAAGTTTCAAGGTGTGGTTAAATCCAATATTCATCGTTTAGTTGTCACTGAAATGGGACATGCTGCAGAAGAAGCTACAGCAAAGTTCTATAAGGATTCAGATATTAAGCAGTATCAATACTTAGCAACATTAGAAACGCATACTTGTGAAGCTTGTGCTCATTTAGATGAACGTATCTTTGATGTTAAGGATAGGCGAGAAGGCATCAATTATCCTTTAATGCATCCCTACTGCAGATGTACTACTTGTGGTTATATTAAAGACTTGCCAAATATTACAAGTCGGTGGTCAAGAGATCCGATTACTGGTAAAAGTAAATGGACACGGAACATGACCTTTGAGCAATGGAAAAAAGCTCAAGGTTATAAAGCAACATGGAAAAGTTTAAAACGTAAAAATTAGAAGAGTGTGATGCCCCTACCACCAGTTTTTTCCAAGGGATTGGACAAAGTTCATCACGGAAAATGTGATGAATGTGAGACTTTTGTGATGTGAACGAGCCTTACTCCCCCAAGGGATGAGACTGTAAAATAGTTTGTGTAAGGATGAATGATTCCTTAAATTTATTTCTTTAAACATTAGAAAAAGGAGTTCCTTTCTCGTATG